AAAGAACTAATAATAACATAAACAAATAAAGATCATGAGAACAAAAGAACAAATTTTTGAATTTATTGCCACTGAACTGAAAAACAACAATACTATTGTTGTAGCAACTTTGGGCAATGGAGGTGGTGGATTAACCCTATTACAGGGTGATTGTGCAGAATTTATTGAGGAGCTTAAGACCTATTCTTTTGACGGAAAAATGAAAGGCTGCTTGGATATAGTCGAAAGCGAATATGTAGAAGCAACAAGCGAAATATATCAGTTTTCCGGGAACGACGGGTACAAAGTACAAATTTTAACTTATTAATAAAGCAACTAACTAAACTAATTAAACAAGGTGCGCAAACCTTGACAAAACGCAATAAAGCTATGACAACTACAGTAAATAACAACGAAAACAAGGTAACTGTAAATCGTATTGGTTTCTCTGGATTATTTTCTAAGTTCTTTAAAGAGGACACACAAGTATATGATTATCTTTTTGAAGGCGGTAAATGTTATTCCTTTGCCTACTATATTGGGTTAAATGATGATTGCAAAAACGGACATTTAACCTTTAGTTTTACCGGCGAAATTAAGGTTAAAAAAAGAAATGGAAGGTTTTACACTTATATAAGTGGCGCGATTGCTGACGTAATTGCCTATTTTAAACCGGAACTTGAAAAATTTAATCGGTTACATGGTTTTAATCATTTGGGACAACCAATGTTTATAGATGACATTCGCTTTCATATCAATGAAGGCAAAACAAATGAACAAATAGCGGAAATGTATAATATTTCTAATTTGAAAGCTATCGAAATATTACGTAACGCTTCAGACAACAAAGATTTATTTCACTACCTTGTTTTTCACTTGGGCGTTGCTGATGCTTGGGAAAAGCAAGCAAAAGAAGCTATCCGGGAAATGGAAGCAAAAACGGGCTTAACTTTGAAAATTGAAAATAAGGATAAAGTTTACAAGCAATTTGACGCAGAAAAGTGTAACGACATGGCCTATTTGTTCAAACATGGTTACGCGACAAAAGAAATGAAACGAGCGCGTGAAGAAACTGCAAGAACAAAGAAACGGTTAGAAGAACTTGCAGAGATTGAAAAAGAGTTTGTCAAAAGTGTAGAAAAAGCAAAAAGAATTTATGAAGTAAAAAAGGCAGTTGTTTCTTTCGGCATAAGTTGGGATAACGTTACCCTTTACGATCTTAAAAACGAACTTTGTTTTAATTGGTTAGATTGCTGCGAAAAGGTTCCTTCTGATTTAATCAACGAACTTGTGTGCAGTAATACTTTACCGGAAGGAATAGAGGTAACGAACCTGGACAAAGGTAGGGAATAATAACCCTACCTATTTATTAATCAATTAAAAAGAATCAATATTTACAATAACATAAGTAATTAAATAATAGCAATTTAAACTAACGGGAGATAATAAAAATGAAAGCAACTAATAGTAGTACAAATACTTTATTTATGGAAATTTTTTTAGAATTGTTGGAAATCGCAAAAGCATACTTCCAGGAACTTTTTAAAAACGAAAAACCTGGTGTATATACATTGAAAGACATTTACACTTACATTGAAAGCTGTGAGAGCTTAGAAGCAAAGCAAGGGAAAGCGGAAAGACTGACAGACAAAGAAAGAGAGCAAGCGATAAAATACTACACAAAAAGCCCTTACTATTCAAATATTAATCCTACTTTAAAAAACAGTGTGCTATACTTGTGCAAAGTTTCAAATAATATTGTTTTTATTGAAAAAGACAATTTTAAATGTAGCTTTGACATAATTAAAGTATTTGAATATCTGAAAAGGTTTAAGCAATTGTCAGGTTCAAAAGAAAAATTAGAATTTGTCAAAGAAAGAAACCAGGCGCAAGAAAGCGAGGATAATTGTATTTGCTCTTTTGATATTGAATTTAACAAGAAAGACAAAACGTTCCTAACCGCAAAAACCAAAAATTCAAGTTACTATTTTGATAACAATATTTTGATAGATACACATTTAAGTAAAATATATGCTACTAATGCGTTTATTTGTAAAAGTAGAAACGTAAAAATATCTAATCTTTTTGGCAATTGGGATAAGCATATATGTATATCTTTTGACATCTTTAAAAAGGTAGTAGGAAAAGAATGTCATATTGTTGTTAACTGTGACGATAAAGAGGGTCAAATAGTCGTAACGATCGTAATAGATAAAGGCGAAACGCTTGAGTGTCGCTACAATGATTCCAATAAGAATGTAAATATAGAGAATGTTTACCCTATTTTATACAAGGAATTAAAATTGACAGTTAAGGACAGCAAACAGTTTACAAAGGATTTAAAAACTATATCTAAAGTCTCCGAATTTGTTTCTTTTGAGATAGAAAAAGGATCAGACCGATTAAGAGTAAATTATATTACAGAATTAGGAATAAGTGATACAGAGAATAAATACGGAGAATTGTTTGTGCAATTGTCTGAACCGTCTAATTTTACTTATAGATCAGATAACAGATTAAATAGGGTACTTTCTTGTCTGGACGGTTGGAACGGCGAAATATACTTTACAAAAGAATATAGTTATTGTAAACTTTCTTTTGTCTCTGACAACTGTGATAACTGCTTTATGATTGATAGCAAAAACGATTTTTTTAATCCAATTAGAGATAAGAACGATTCTTTCCCGGATAAGTTAACCCCTGTTTATTGTGGAAAAGAAACAAAAGAACCGGACACAGATACTAAGCCTGTAAGAACGCCGGAAAATAAAAATGATACAAACCTACAGGAGAGTAAAGAAAGTGCCGCAAACGTAACGGAAACAAGCGAAAAAGAAAAAGAGTTTGAATTATTGGAAGCTGACAAGGAATATTTTACTGGGTGTTCTTTAGGTGAGGTAAGAGCATGTTTGAATAGCAAAGGTTTGAGTGTTACTATAGACAAAGATAATAATATTTTTTGTGTCCCTAAAGGCAGTGACAGTCTTATACGTGAAGTTCGTGTTTGGGCTTATACAAAACTTTTGGAAATAAATACAAAAGTAGGTGTTCACGTAGAAAAGGATATAGATCAGACCGTTGCGTTTAGTGAGTTCTTAAATAATTGTCTGCTGTCTGTAAGGCAACATGCTACAAACAAAGTATTTTCCTTCTTGGAGAAAGAAGGCTATCATTGGGAGCAACCAAACACACAAACATTCCACCTATTTAAGAACGGAAAAGAAAAGGCGTTTAAAAATGAATTTGAAGCATATAACTTTGTCCGAGACAAAGAGAATGAAAGTTACTTTGCTTTTAATGTCTCTGACTATACGGATGATATGATAGAAGTAACCGGACTCGACTTGGAAAGCATCTCATCTAAAGTAAAACAGGATAGCTCAAAAGAGTTAAAAGTTATACAGGATATAAAGCTATATGATAAAACCGGGAAAATAGTGTTTACTTATGGTGATGGAAATACAAATACTATAATAGAAACAACTTTCAACGGCGACAGTGTGTTGCAAAGTGTATTACAAAAGATAAACGAAAGCATGTAACGCTATGATCCGGTTAAACAAATTCCTTTCCTTGTTTGTCTCTAAAAGGCAGATAAGGAAAGAAAAAGGAAAGAATAGAATGAAGTATTACACAAAAGACAATGTTAAGTTTGTAACATGGAAATACAATGCCGGCGTGCCGTGTTTCTATCTGAACCAATCTGTAGATATTGTGAATGTACTTCTATTGAATGATTCAAAAAAGTTACAAGGTTTTTTCTGTAAAGGATATTTTGTGAAGAATATCCTAAAGAAAAACAAAAAGAAATTTTTGCCGGGCAACTTTTATCAGTTCCTTTATAAATTGGTATATGTCGGCTACAAAATAGAAAACGGAGAAAGACTGAAAATGTATCAGCTTAAAGAGGTTGCATATTTTGAAAGTGTTTAGCCTTTCCAAAGAAAAAGATTTGTATATCTTTGCTATGTGTAGAAAATTTTATGTTTGTTATATTATTAGTTTAGTTATTCAATTGGTATTTAGTAGTTTAATTAGTTTATGTTATTATTTTGTCCTTACCGGTACGCGATGTATAGGTAAGGACTTTTGTTTTTGTCCTTTCTTTAGTGTAGTTTTGTTACATAATAAAAACAACCATTAAATTTTTGTCAAAATGAAGTTACAAAAGTCTGTAGACAAACCTTCTATAGTTTGCGATAACTGTAGATACAAAATCGAATGTCCTTATGTGGACAAATCAGAATGTTTTGAATATAATAGTGCACAGCTTTCCAAATCTCAAATCGAAGAATTGAACAATGCAGAAGGGGAAACAACTTACTAATAAAGACTTGCCGGCTATTTCCCAAAAGGACTTTGTGGAAATAATAGAACAAGCTCCAGAAGTGATCCAGACCGCTTCCAGTGAGCTAAAAAACGCTTTTGTCGCTTTGGAAACGGCAGAAAGGGCACTATCTGAATCGTCTTACCGTTTCTTTGTCTTTGAAGGTAAGGACGGGGAGGAGATCACGGCCGACTTAAAAAGCTATTCTGCAAAGGGTTTTATCCTTCGTCACGGTGGAAAGGAATCGGACGTAAAGAAAGCACAACGACATAAAGAAATGTATGTTATACCTCTCATAGAAGAAATAAAGAGGTGCAAAGAGGTATTCAACGACATTTACCGAAAAGAAATGCTTTCATCTGTCACGCCGGAAATCATGTCCTATATCGTGAAACTGTTTGGGGAGATGAACGGCGTTGATGATGTCCAGAAAATCCTAAAGGAAGAAAAGAAGATAAAACTTACCCAAAAGGAACTGCAAGCCATCTTCGCCAAAAAGAAAGCGGAAATCGAAAGCAAACGTGCCGTATTTCTTGCTTCATCCAACCAATATAAGGTAGCAACGGAAGCCGGACGGCTACAGATCATAAACACTATCATAATAGACCTACAGCACCGGTATCAAAAATATCTGGCAGAAGAAAAGGAAGAAAAGGCATTGATATTCGAGCGGGAAATCAGAAACATGCTGGAGCAAGCCCGGAAAGAAGTAAAGGGAAATGAGCTAAAGCTGACTGTAGACGGGAAAATAGATATTGTCGCTACTTTGCACGGGCAGGAAAATGTTTCTCGTGTATTCCGTACACTTCCTATCAACTCTATCATAATAGGTCTTGTTGCTGCAAAATCAGGTCTTGACCCTACTGTATTGGTGCATCAGCTTGCAACAAGTTACTACAAGGACTTCAACGGCTTCAATAAAACAATTCTGGGTAGGGAAAAGATTATGCTTCCTGGCGATCTGATACGTGCAGCCAATTGGGAAGAGCTGGAAAAGCAAAACCAGAAGTTCCTGGACGAAATGACGCCTTATGAAGTACAGGAGGCTACTTACATAGATGATGAAAGAAAAGCCTCTGTAAAGGACAGATTAAAGGCTTTACGGCTTAAATAGGAAAGGGAGGCTATGACGAACAAGGAAAGAAAGATAAATCTCTATATAAAAAGAGTGGAAAGGTTTAACGAGCTTTGTCCTTCTAACGGGTTCCTGTGGGGAAGTACGATAATAAAACCTATTACAAGACGGAATTTGAAAATAGCTCTGTCGGAAGAAAAAGAGGAAAGCATAGACCGGAAGATAAAAGGGGTAGAAAAGTTTATAAAATACTTGGAAGGGGACGCGGGTAGTGACGGAAGGAAAAGAATGCTGCCGGAATTGAAAAAGTATCTGGTAAATGTAAAGGACGCGAAAATAAAAATATCCCCATCTATAAAAGTATTTGTAAATGGGGATATAAGATCGCGTTTGTCTCTTTTGGAAAAGAAAGACGGGAAATGGACTGTATCGGACTATCGAGGAACGGTATTGAAACTGAAAAATCAAGAATCAGCCCTTCAAAGGGAAATCTTGTTCAGATTGAAAGCAAAATACGACCGGTCGATCGTACCTAATACAAAAACCATTTTCCGGGCTTATTCTTAACCCAGAAACATTTCCCCATGACATTCTATGTGTTTGGAATTGATAGGGAGATTGATTACTTTTGCACTATTCCAAACCGGAACAGATTCTTTTGTTTGTTTCGCTTTGGGTTTTGCATCATTCTTCTTTTCGTAAGGCATACTATTAGTTTTTAAAAGGAGAAAGGGCTTTGAACCGATTTTTCAGATTGTGTTCTTGGCCCTTTCTTGATTAACGTAATTAATTAACAACGAGATTGTTAATGTGCCTACTCTGTTAAGGATTTTCGGCATCCTCCTTTATTAAAAACTTAGATTTATATAGAGGAATTTATAGAATAGACTTTTACTATTTCATGTTTTCACCTCCTTTCTTTTAATAGGTTTGCAACTCGATTAGTTATGAACAATTATACAGGTATATATTTCTTACTCAATTGTGATCCAAATATCTTCTCCTTTGTTCTGTGCTTCCTTTAAGATAGCAACAAGTTTTTGTTCATAAGGTGTGGAATTAATAACTTTCCCTTTCACCTTGTTTTCCCCCACAAGAATACAGCCGGAGCTATCCTTGTCTGTATTCCCTCTGTGGATTCTAATACCCTCAAAATGAGGTACATTCAATAGCAAAGGCAGCTCTCTTTTAAACCGGGGAGACATATTTACAACAACTTTGTATCGTCCGTAAGGAATAGCGGATTCGCCATATACTTTTGTTTCTCCGTTGTCAAATTTACCGGACTTGTCCTTATCTCTTACACGATCTTCTAAGGTGTCACAAAAATAAGTTCCGTCAATGTACATCTTTCCTATTGTATAGGGATAATCAATAGGTATTATTCTTTTTACTTTAATCTCCATAATCAATTGATTTTTAAAAGTTTACAATAAATCAAGCATATCTTCTACCGTCACTTCCTTTAGGTTTACATCGGGGTATTCGTCTTTGATCAGCTCGTCTATGTATTCCACATCTTCAAACCTTTCCTGCTGGATCAAGATATTTCTAAAACCGATAAGGTAGTTAAGCCTTACAGAATCAATTTTTGAATCTATTGCCATGCAATAGTCTTTCAAGTTCTTAACTCTTAGTTGTAGGATAAATACAGTCCCCAATAGGAAAACCGTTATTATTCCCAGTAATACAATGCAAATTGTCGAAAATTCCATATCTTTTATCGTTTGTAAGCCATTTTTTCTAATTCTACAGTAGTTATATCTTCCGGGATTATTTTAAGGCGTTTGTAGCGTCCTCTTTCAATCCGTTCTATGAATCCTGCCCTGTAAAGATAAGTAATAGTTTTCCTAAGTGTGCCGTTAAAGAATAAATTGCATCTCGATACATCGAAAAACTCAAACGGACGATCCATGGAATTAATATGTCTAATGAGTTTTTGAAGCTCTGTTTCTTTCTTTCTGCTCATGTCTTGTTGTTTTTAAATTGTACTTGTGAAAAACAGGAAAGCGTATCTTCACAGACCGGCTTTCCCAAAATGAATCTTAACTATTATGGAAAATATAAACTGTTTTTATTCTATTTCATTCATTTTCATGTGACTTAAAATATGTACGATTACATCTACTGTCCAGCTGTTTCCAAGCATCCTGCATTGTTGTGTTGCGCTGCATTCCCATTTATACCATTCCGGTATTGTTTGCAATCTTGCACGTTCAACAGGAGTAATCCTTCTTATTCTGTCTTTTTGATAAACAAGATCATATTTGCCGGTACCACCAAGACATAATGTTTGGGATTTTTGGTTTTCTGTTCTGCAATCTGCACTAAAACCGTTTCCATTGGATTTATTTCTTTCAAGATGTCGTTGTAGCCCTGCCAATGCTTTTTCTGAAAGAAAGCGATTGTCTTCCAAGACTTCTTCCATTACATCCTTTAGGACAAGACCTCTGTCTTTTGGCAAAGGAATACTGCCATCGTTTATATTTGTCCAATAGATACGTTTCCTATTTTGCGCAGAGACCAACGCAGAGTTTATGTGAACGCCTTTTGTATTTAAAGCCTTATCGAATACTGACTCCCATCTTTTACCCATTTCCACATTTTCCAACAGGAACAGGACATTTGGGTTTATCTTCTTTACTTCTTCCAAAATACGAACAAATTCCCAAAACAGATAAGATTGACCTGTAAACTCAACTCCTTTGCTTTTTAGGTCAAGATATTGCTCCAAAGAAAGGAGTTCAATGTTTTCTTTTGTAGAAAGACCTTCTCTTTTGCCAATCATAGATAAATTGTAGCAAGGACTTCCACCTAAAATCAAATCTATTTTCTCTAAATCAGCTACCTTTATATTCCTTACATCTCCTAATTAGATTGTCTCAGGAAAGTTAAGCTGGGTTTGTTTTATTGCAAACTTGTCTATCTCACTTGCATAATATATGTCGGGTTCAATTCCCAATTCCTTCAACGCTATCTGTCCACAGGACATCCCGTCAAACAAGCTAAGTACATTCATGACATTAATCTATTTCTATGTATGTTTCTAATTCAGTCAATGTAACCGACTTTATAACCAGATCTTCAATATCCGACAGAAAATCAAAATACAGTTTTGTTCTTTCTATGGCTTCCGTGTCGGAATCAGACCGAGCCATCAAAACAACTTTCTGCATTTTTACTTTTCCTTTAGGAGTTGTCTCCGGGTAATAGGAAACGACTTTGAAAAATTTCTCTCCCTCTCCTACTACAGAAATAATGTCTGTTTCCTTGATAGGAGAAATCCTAAAATCTTCATTTGTTTCGTTTCTTCCCCAATCAGTAGTGATCGCTTCTACTTCCGTATAGGTGTAAGCCCTAACAAGAATAGTTCTTTTAATAGGTATTCTTGGAGGTTTAAAACCGTCCGGATTGTCTGTCCAGTAATTTATAGTTGATTTGAAATACATGATGCTTTAGATTAATGATTGTAAAATAATTCCTTTTGTAAAATCGCACCCCTCACTACCCCTTGGGATAATAACGAAATTCTTAGACGGTGATTCCATCTTAAAATTGTAGGTTATTTCCGGGTCGGGAAGAAAAGATGCTTTTTCTATGTACAGAAACTTTTTGGCTTTCTTTCTCCATGCGGAAAAATCATAGGAGAAAAGCGGTATCCCTTCTGCCGACAGCAAAGACATCCAGTTTCCCCACATATCCATTACAAGAAGTCCTGCTGTTGCTTTGAAG